GTTCAACAGGTTCAACAGGTTCAACAGGTTCAACAGGTTCAACAGGTTCAACAGGTTCAACAGGTTCAACAGGTTCAACAGGTTCAACAGGTAGTTTGGTTGCTTCTATTGTTTCCCCGTCAACAATCAATTTTTTTGCTTCGCGTTGCTCTTTAGTTAATCCAGCCATTATTAGCTCCAAATAAGAAAGGGGCCGAAGCCCCTCAGTAATTAGCCTAAAATAATACAACTATGCTCAGGTTTCACAGAGGCCACGCCCCACGCCAGACCTACTTCATAGCGCACCTGACGATACTGACGATATAGTGCAATCTGGAACGTGATACCAGAAACCGGATCGGTAACATTCATCACGTCATCAGCGGTATCACCGCCATCAGGCATTGCCGGAGTACGTGATGCCAGCAGGAATGCATTGCGATCAAATGCCATGTTAGCTGTATAGCTAGCACCTACAGTTACAGCCGTGTTATCAATAAGTGCTCTCATCAAACCGGGGGCAGCAATGGTGATAACAGATGCTGTAGCAGCAGAAACAACATATTTATGCTCATCACCATCAAATTCGACCACGTCACCAGCCCTGATGGTACCCGTCCCAGCATCAACGGAAATCATCCGGGAACCGACAGCATGACCGCTAATGTTGTTAACTAGGAAACCAGTGCCGGAACCAGCAGTAACACGTTTAACACCAGCGGAGTTATGCAGATTAAACCCTTCAATACGACCGATGATACCTTCACGCAGAAGTTCATCAGTGCCTGCTTCGTTCGCTTTGAACAGTACTGATTGCTTACCGCGAATATTAGAGATGGCAGCAGATCCAAGAACCATTTGCAGGTCAGTTGTTGGTGCACCATTGTCTTCCAAAACGCGACGAGAATCAGCGAAGTCTGACAAGTCAGCCGCGATACCAAACGGCGTAGTCCCCGCAGTACCGACCGCACGGGACGACCCGAAATACAATGCGCCAAGGTCACCATCAACCTCATTAGACAGCGCACGGAATGCTTGTTTAAATTGGTCGGCAAGAATAGTGTTGTATGTCCCCGCAGGCCCGATAGCCAGTTGCTCTTCACCATTCCACTGGACTGGTGCCATTTTTGATTTAGTGATCACGACATCCACAGTGCCAATCTCTTGCCCAGCATCACCTGACGCGGTCGGCCCGGGGACGATATCAACTGTCTTAGCAGCCGGAGCGACTGGTGCTGATACTGTTTGCCCTTTTGCTGCTGAATCAGCCTTAGTATTGCGAGCGACTGCCGGGATGAAGCCAGTTTGCTCACGTGATACGATATCCAACGCGGTGTAAATTGTTGGAATGAGGCCCGTTAAGGTATTTGTTGCTGCCATTTTATAGCTCCAATTAGTCTACGATTGCCACGCCGTCTTTGAGTGCGGCGCGTTGCTCTGCCATTCCCATTGAGTCAAACGCGGTGCGTTTCAGTGTTTTTTGTCCGTGCTGATGTTGCGTCGGCTGTGAGCCGCCGCCACTGTTGCCAGATGCCTTGAGGATGTGATCTTTCTGCGGGTACTGTTCGACCAAAAACTCCAACGCTTCATCGAAGTCAGCAAGTTCACCTGGCTTAGTGCGAGAAAACACTTTGTTGCCGGATGCGTCATAAGCTACAACCTTGTCACCTTCGATTTTGAATGACTGACCGAAACGGGCCTGAACAAAGTCAGCAGGAATGGCTACTTTATCTTTGATGTATGAAGAGCTACCGAAGCGGCCACCAATCATCTCTTTATAGAGCTGCTCTTCCAGTGTCTTACTCTTGCCATTCGCGTCATCCAGTTGGGTCTGGAATGCCTTAGTGATCTCAGCTTTGACTTGGTCAACCGCACCTGCATCAATCAGTTTTTTCTGGTCGATTTTGGTTAGGGTTTGCAGAGCTTCAATCGCTTTGGCTGGGTCGTCGATGCCAGAGAATTTACTGAGCTGGGCTTCCGCCGCCTCCTTACCTTCTCGATGAGTTTTTGCCTCACCATTGAGTGAAGTGATTTTGCTCAGTGCAGCAGAAGCATCGAAGGGGATTTCTTTGCCGTCGTCATGGACATAAACCGGCATTCCGTTCTCAACAACTACTTTTCCATCTGCATCTAATTTCAATTTCATGGTTAATCTCCAAGCCTTCCGGCCATTTTAAAAAAGGTCATCCGACCCGCTCGCCGTATCGCATCCGCTAACGACAGGTAATAAAAAGCCCCGCACAATGGCGAGGCTCATTTTTTGTTTGCTCAGTTGGCTACCACGGGTAGTAATTGTTAAAGCGTAGTTTTCTACAGGCCTGCATCAGAGAATGCCCGACCATCGATATCGCGAAGTTGCTGTAACGTCAGCCACTCACCTTTATCAGTGAAGAATTCATCTGTCCGCATGCCTCCATCTTTTATTAGCCTAGCGCGAGTTTCGCCCAGCACCTGAACCTGCCTGCGGTAAGATTGCCGCTGTAACCACTCGCCGTATGTCGTTCCTGCTGGCACTTGCCCATCCATGCTGGCGCGAGTACCTTCGTCCATTTCGTCGATATCGATCCCCAACTCTCGCCATGATTTGGTGATTAAGGTTTCCATCGAGCGACAGCAGAAATGAATGCGCCCCGGCCCCTGAAGGTATGGAACCTTGTGGCCGATGGGTTTACCTTCCAGCGTATATTTGAGGCGATCACGGATAATACAATCGTGAGAGGTTTTATTGTCCAACGTACTGAGCCATTGCTTGGCATCAATAATATCGCTGTTGTTATCAGCAAACTTATCCCGTGCGACGGCAGCCAAATGAGTAACAGCCGTCTTCACCACAGCAGTAACATTCTTCCGGCCCGTTTCTATTGCACCATCTTGATAATTTCTTGCTCTGGTGCCACGAACCTTCCGCGCCATCTGCTCAACTGTATCGCCAGCAAGGTAGCCATTTTTCACAGTATTGATAATACGTATCATCCGATCGGTTTCGATATTCTCAGCCCATTCTCGCAATAATCGCCCTTGGAACGGTTGAGCCATTGCAGCAGCATAAACCTGTTCTTGGGTGATTGATGCTGGCGGGAACCGTAGCGCCAGCTAATGCGACTAACAAATCAGGTGCCTGGTCATCCTCAGCACCAACCAAAGCTACTGTTGACCCAGTAACTGGCGTTGTAACCGGCGTTGCCGCAGGCAGTGTCAATATCATTTACACCACGGCAGATGGCGCGAAAACCGCTACTTGCGCCGTCACAGTAACCGCATAAGGAACATGACTCATGGCAGTAAAATTTACGCTGGTACCGTCGCCAACATTTAAAGTTGACGTCACTATCCCTCGCGCCGGTCTGGATGACGGTATTTTAACATTCACGTTTCGACACATGCCGGTGAATGAAGTCATCAATATGGAGAAAGTGGAGGGGCAGTCCGGGTTGGATTTTGCAGAAAAATTCATTGAGGGATGGGCGCTACCTGAGGTGTTTAGCAGGGAAAATCTGGAGGTGCTTGCGAATAACTACCCGAAAGCTATCGAAGCAATTGTCGGTGCTTTCTACCGTGAATTACTCGGTAATCGCGAAAAAAACTAACCTCGGTTGCCACAGCCCTCTACACCCCTGAACTGCCACAGCGCCAATGCTCGGCATGCAGGGCGGAGAGACGGCCATATCAGTCGATTTGAGTGGCATGACAATAACCACCCAGGGGAACCAACAACAGGATACTGGTGCAAATAACGGAGAGTTGGTTAGCAAGGCTGCGAGAAATGAAGTCATAGCTATTGTTACCCAACAACTCGACCGCGCTATGGGGCAAAGTGGGCGCATCACCAATTTTGTCACTAACAGAGCGGGGCGTTAAGAATGGCAATTGAAACATTTCTTTGGCGAACTCAGGGCGTCCCAGAAGGTAGCTTTAACCAGCGGGTCAGAACCGCTCAGTTCGGCGATGGCTATAAGCAAGTTGCTGGAGATGGCATTAACCATGAAACGCAGTCATGGCCGCTGACATTTCAGGGCTTAGAAAAAGAGATGATGCCCATTCTGGCGTTTATCCGCAGGCATACCACTAAGTCATGCCAATGGACGCCACCCTATGGTGTTGTGGGCCTGTGGCGCGTATCCGCTGACTCCGTCAAGGCTGTACCGGTTGGCGGTAATGTTATGTCCGTCTCCTTCACTTTTGAGCAATCCTTCAAGCCTTAATATCGAGTAACCCAACATGACAATTAATACTGACTTGCAACGACTGGAGCCGGGCAACCGCGTTCGTCTGTACGAAGTGGACGGATCTAAATTTGATGGCCCGTTATTGCGATTTCATGCCGACACATTACCCCATGCACCAGAAGAAATTGCAGCCGCCAATGGTGATGAATCCAAACTGCCAGCCAAGTCTATCTGGTGGCAGGGGGAAGAGTATTCGGCGTGGCCGGTACAGGTTGAAGGCATTGAAATGACCAGCGATGGGCAAAGTGCACAGCCAAAACTATCGGTAGCCAATCTTGATGGAACTATCACCGCGCTGTGCCTGGCCTTTGACGATATGGTGCAGGCAAAAGTCATTGTTCACGACACGTTTAAACACTATCTGGATGCCGTAAATTTCCCCAAAGGTAATCCTGAGGCCGATCCGGAACAGGAGAAAGTGCAGGTTTACTATATCGACAGTAAATCGACTGAAACCAATGAGATTGTTGAATTCACGCTTTCTAGCCCTGCGGACTTACAGGGGTTGCTTATCCCCACCCGGCAGATTCATTCACTCTGCACCTGGTGCATGCGCGGAGACTACCGTTCAGGTAATGGCTGCGATTACGCCGGAACGCTGTATTTCGATGAGAAAGGCAATCCAACAGACGATCCGAGCAAAGATAAGTGTTCCGGGCTGCTGGTCGATTGCAAAAAACGATTTGGTGCTGACAACCCGCTGCCGTTTGGTGGATTCCCCGGATCGGCTCTAATCAAGAGGTAGGCATGAGAGACAAAACGATTAAAGCGATATTGGCCCATGCCGAAGCGGAATACCCGAAAGAGTGCTGTGGGGTTGTGGCTCAGAAGTCGCGAGTAGAGAAGTATTTTCCTTGTATTAATCTGGCTACAAACCCGACCGAACAGTTTCATCTCGACCCTGAAGGTTATGTAGCGGCAGAAGATTGGGGGACCATCACAGCAATTGTACACAGTCACCCCGATGCAACAACGCAGCCATCCGAGTTAGATATGGCTCAATGCGATAATAACGAACTACCCTGGCACATTGTGAGTTGGCCAGAGGGTGATTTACGCACTATCCAGCCGCGCGGTGATCTCCCGCTCATTGGCCGAGAGTTCGTATTAGGGCATACCGACTGCTGGGGCTTGATAATGTCCTACTTCAAGCAAACGCATGGCATTGAGTTGAAAGACTATCGCGTTGACCGTCATTGGTGGGAGTCAGGCACAGAAAACTTCTATATGGATAACTGGTATGAATGCGGTTTCCGTGAGTTCAGTGGCTCAGCGCAACCAGGCGACCTGATCATCATGCAAGTCTCAGCCCCAGTTGCTAATCATGCGGGGATTTTGCTGGACGATGGGATGATGCTGCACCATTTATACGGACAGCTTAGCCAGCGTGTGCCTTATGGCGGCTACTGGCAGGAAAGGACGGTTAAGGTGGTGAGATTTAAACTTTAAAATAGCTGTTGAAATACTCAGTTAGCTGATTTGTGAAATTGACATTAGAATGTCTAATGCCTTGAACAAGGAGCATTAGATGCTTTATGAAGAGTGCGATCTTACTTTTAGAACAACCAGCATATATATCCATCCTAGATAAACCTGATGAAGGGTGTATGGCTTATACCTATCTCTGCCTAATTGAGTGGCCTGATGGGGTTAAAAGGCAATCTTACGTTAAGATGTTTTCTATGAATGAAGGGATTGGTGTATTTAACGAAATCCTCGGATACATTCTAAGTAAGGCTGAAGAGCTACCAGTTGCTGAATATGCGGGTGTGCTAATTATTCCCGATGGATTAAAGGCCACTGTGGATGTGGCAGTTGCACCACTCGCGTTTGTGACGTCTAAAGTTAATGGAAACTCTCCTGCTAGTTATTATAATGTTGGCGATGCTATTAGGTTTAATGCGTTGTTCAAAGTATTAGATAATTGGGATAAATTGTCTCACACAATCGCATTCGACGAGTGGGTTGCTAATCAAGACCGTAACTTAGGTAATATGATAATTGACTCACATAATAATGTGACTCTGATTGATCACAGTAACTTACCAGTTGGCTTAGTCTGGGGAGAGCAGGACTTGCAAGTAGGCATTAACCCCAGGAACGTCCTATATGATGTTTTCCGCCAAAATCCGTCATTGCCACAAAAAACAGATATTTTGGGTGGGTGCAAGTCACAGTCAATGTCTTTCTCAAATGCAAAAGATGAAGTTTCATATTGGTGCGATCAGCTATTGCCACCCGAGCTTAAATCAAGCCTAATGCCATTCATTGAGCAAAGGGCTAATTTTTCACGTGATAGGTTAATAAAAAGGCTGGGGCTACTGCCAGGTGTTGCATGATAAATTTTGATTCATTCCTTTCCCGTAATGCCAATAAACCAAAGGTATGTGGTGATTGGTATACTGTTCAATGGTGTCCTGACTTGGCAACAGCGGAACGTCTAAACATAGGTGTTTGTTTTGTCGATAGTTATGGGAAGTCTTTTGTTCAGACCTTAGAGTCATATGAGCGTATAAAATGCCTATATAGCTCAGGAATGGAGCATCATCTTAGATTGGCCTGTACTTTAGTCGAAGAAGCAATTCATACAGGGGTTTCTGTCTATGATATTCCATTTAGTAACATATCCATAAAAGCCAATGGATATGCGCAAGGAAAATCAGTTGATGACCTACTAGCTTCTCTTTTTAGTAATGTAGTTCCACTTTCCCGTAAGGTTATTAAAAAAAGAGAGCGGACGTTTAATCATACCAGCAGGGAACGCTTGTATAACATTATGGACGGTTGGCTCAAAGATCATCTTGAATATGAAGAGTATTTCAACATGGTTTCTATACATCCGACTAAAAGCGTATATCTGGGTAATTCGAACCAAAATATTTTCCTCCCATATCAATCAGATCGTTCGATTGCAACTATTGCTTCTGCTTCCTATGCTGATGCGACACTAGCGAAATGTCATTTATATGACGCACAAAGAGATTTATCTCTGGCGCTTAGTAATTTTAGAGATCTATCTGACGCGTCAATATTCATACTGTCCCCCGATGGTGAATTAAATGCACAGCGACGGGATGAAGTTGATAATGAAATAGATAAATTTTGTTGGTACTTGAAGACGCTTAATGTTCAAACTGAAGTGGATAGTTCGCCTGAGTCTCTTTCAGAGAAAGCGGCATATTGGTATCGGAAAAAAGCAGCATAGAGATACAACTAAACCCGCTCCGGCGGGTTTTTGCATTTATGTAACAGGTAGTTAGTTAAAGGTCGTCCGCTTCCCTGCCTATTGACGCAGTAACATTAATAGCAAGGAGGTATGCATCGTCTACTACACCATAAGAATTTGGACTAATGGCATTTGCGTGGCGGCTAAACGCATTCTCCATGTATTCCAGTAACTCTGCGTCATGCGTGTTTTTACTGGGATTTAAGTTGTCAAGCGCACGAATAAATTCTCCATATTTTTCGAACAATTTATGGATGAAAATTTCATTTTCTGAAAATTGGTAGAATTCATCCAGGGTAAGAGGGCGATTCAATTGGCTCAATCTAGTTAGTTCTCTAATTAACCACTGACTTCCATCACGTAATCGTTCTGCGTTTAGTTTCATAATGATATTTCTCTTTAGGTTTGCTTTTCACTTTATCCTGACATTTTAAAGATACTCAGGAGCGTCCACTCACTGACAGCAAATCACTCATTAGTTTCATCTTTATATGCTGATAGCGACGGGTATTCTGCTTTCTGTGTAATCTGCTGGTAGATGCCAGAAATCTCAACTCGCGACAATGCGGGTAAGGAGACTTCAACAAATACTGCAGAGATTAATTGCGGTGCAAGAACAACCTCGTCGTTATCGAAGCCATCCCTAGTATCAACCTCATAGTCACTATATCTAGAGTCCATAGGGATCAGGCTTGTTTTGTACATATCGGTGAACATCTGGCGGAATGTAATTTTACCGTCCTCAAATATAGCCAATACAAAATCTTGGTCTTCTGGGCTTATCGCTGGGTCAAACGTGACAAGCGAACCTGGTGGGAAGCCATATCCATAAGTGTTACCAGTAACCATAGCTGAGTCATTGATTCGCACAGCAAAAGCTAAGTTACTTACTAAACATGAGGTTGGATGAAGTTCTATTATGAGGTTTTCATTTTTACCGTCGTCAAATAGCCACTTCACAACATCATCGAATGCAATTACAGGGATTTGTCTTACTGTTTTAAAAGGAGAAAGTTTCCGTGGGTTGGGGGCATCGCCTGTACCATTAGCCAGCCATGCAGGGCTTGTACCGAGGGCTTCGGCCAATTTAAGTAGAGCACCTTGCCGAGGTCTGGATTCACCACCTTCGTAGGCTGCCACTTGTCTTTGCACAACACCGACATGGGAAGCAAGTTCGGCTTGAGTCATACCAAGGGCTGCCCTAGTCATAGCTATTCTTCGCGGAAAATCATTATCGAATTCCATAATCTCATCTTTAAAACTCTAAAACCTCATAAAACAACTTGAACACTAAAAAATATGAGTTATTATGAGATTGTAATTACAAATAAGGAGACTTACATGATGAAGAAAGAAGTTGAAGTAATCAACCCCATGCAGTTACGCATTCCAAATGAAATGAAGGGTTCAATCAGTGACGCCGCTAAGCGCTCTTTCCGCACGTTGCATAGTGAAGTTTTATATCGATTACAGATTGCTGATGAGATCTTGAAGAAAGGCGCCGTGAATGTTCAATAGAAATGGCGAAGCCTCGAAGTGCGCGAACACAAACGAGGCTTCTAATTTGTCAGTATCTACCAAGGAACTAACAATGAATAGTTTAGCAAAGTCAAATGCAAATAACACGCAAACTTCCGCAATATCACAGTTCCATTTTGATACTCATGCTGTTCGGGTGTTAAGTATCCATAATGAGCCATGGTTCGTTGCTGCTGATTTATGCCGTGTGCTCGAACTATCGAACCCAACCAAAGCCATCATGAATTTAGATGATGATGAGAAAGCCCTAACTTCAATTCAGGGCTTAAGTCGTGGTAATGAAGAGGCCAATATCGTAAGCGAGTCAGGAATGTATACACTGATACTCCGCTGCCGTGATGCTGTAAAGCCGGGAACCATACCTCACCGAGTACGCAAGTGGGTTACTGCCGAAGTTCTTCCCGCAATTCGTAAAACAGGAAGCTATGAAAGTCCACGTAAGTCCACCAAGAAAGCATTGCCCGGTAAAATCACCATCGAGCAACAGGAAGCGGTTAAACAGTTAGTAATGAATCGCGGCAAGGCTCTACCAAAAGAGAACCAAGCCAAGGCCATGATCACTATGTGGTCAGCATTGAAAACCCACTTTGGTTGCAGTTACAAAGAAATTAATGAAGACCAGTTCACGGAAGCTCTCTCACTGGCAGCGCGAGTTCCTATTGAAGGTGAGTTCCTCGGCAAGCAGGAAGCATTGCCAGCACCGAAAATATCCTACCCAATGTCATGGTTCGATAGTTACCGGTGGATTATAGGTGAACGCGCACTAAACTCACCGTGGGCATATCCGGTTAATATGCTCACTCCTGATGCTGATTACCCTAACCCATGCGGACGACTACTTGATGATATGAAGAAGGCTGGATATGAAGTCGACGCCGCATTGTTTCACCTACTCTCTTTACAACACCATGTTCAAATGTTGCGTCACAAGGTTCGGGCGGTAGAAAGAGCTGTTGGGTGCAACTAATTTTGCCAAAACACAGGCAATAAAAAACCGCCAGTTAGCGCTGGCGGCTCAATAAACTAAACCGTGTGAGGTTTTATGTCTGCATTAACTTTAGCAAATGGTAGATCTGATGTCACGAAAATGTCTAGTCGAGAGATTGCGACTCTTACTGGTAAGCAACATAAAGATGTGCTGCACGACTGCCGCAAAATGTTCGAAGCGCTTAATATTCAATCGGCGGACTTTTCCGCCGATTACACGGATGCAAAAGGGCGCGTATATCAGGAATATCTTCTCGATGAAGATTTAACCATGACACTGATCACCGGCTACAGCATTCCACTCCGCCACAAAGTATCAAAACGCTGGCGTGAACTGGAAACTGGCAAGGCGCTTCCTGCAAAAAGTTCATCAGGGCTGCCTGAGTATCGCAGGGCGAGAACGCTGAAAATGTCAGTTGAAGCCGTTCATCAGCTTTTCGACATGATGCCAAACCTTAGTGAGCTGTCTAAACAATGCGCTGCGGCTAACATTATTAACCCAGTCGCTGGTTTTGAAGCTATCCCTTTGCCAAAGCTGGAAGAACATTTCTACACAGCCGGTCAGGTTGGCGAGATGCTTGGTATTTCTGCTCAAAAAATCGGCCGCATATCTAACGCCAATAACCTCAAGACTGACCAGTACGGCATTTATGTAATGGATAAGTCTGCGTATAGCAGCAAGCAAGTTGAAGCGTTCCGCTACAACGCTAACGGGGTAGAAGCTCTGCGCCACCTGATCCACGGTGCTGATGTAGCTTAATTAGTTAAGTCTTACGACCAAAACCCAACCCACTTAACTGTGGGTTTTTGCGTTATTTTGCAGCGATCCCCTGCTATGATGTAACGAACTGTTACTCATGGAGGGTGAACGATTGGAAATTATCATAGCGGCGATTTTTCTTGGTTTAATACCAGCTATTATAGCAAATAGTAAGGGCCGATCATTTGGCCTATGGTGGCTATACGGGGCTTTACTGTTTATTGTGGCACTGGTTCACTCAATAGTTATGAGTGCCAACAATAAGACAATAGAACAGAAACAAATAGACAACGGAATGAGGAAGTGTCCTTTTTGCGCTGAACTAATCAAACCTGAAGCCATTAAATGCAAACACTGCGGGAGTGATGTTAAGCCAGCAGATGAAGTGATTTCTTCAAATTTAGAATACGGATTTAACCCCTCTGATTTACCTTTTGATTCCTTCTTCATACGCAGGAAAGTTGGGTTTGATATCAATGACCATGCAGTTATGGAAATGGTTAATAAACTAAAACGAGTAAATCCAGGCGTACACCCTATGAATATTCAAACTCGCTATGCTGACGATTTAGAAAAAATAAAGAACCAGCTACCACGCAGTATCAGGGATGAGTTTGACGCTAGATACAAATACTGGATGGATAAGTGAGCAATAAATGAAACAGATAATCATAAGTTTGGTAGTTTTGGTGCTGGCTGGATGCTCCAGCATAAGTGAAATGAGAGAGCGTGGCCCACATTTAGAATTTAAGAGTAAAAAAGAAGCTCAAGTTCTTGCTACTTGCATCACCATGGAATGGCAGAAATTTAGAGTTGTTGGGGGGGGCGCTACTGATGTCAGCATGAGCTTGTTACCAAATGGGTTCTCAGTATTTACCCCAAATCAAACAGAAGTCGCAGATGTACATAATATAGATAATGGTTCTACAGTTAATTTTTTTGTTCAAACAGGATTATTTGACTGGAGAATTAATCAGAGAGTTGATGGCATTAAAAAATGCATCTAACAACTATGTAAAACAAATCGAGGTCGCTTAGGCGGCCTTTTTTATTGGAGATAATATGACTTTATTTGCGCAAGAAGTAATGACACCAATCAAACTAAGCGGTTCATTAGCTAAGATGTTCGGTCGCGACCATCAACGATTAGTTGGTAGCTCTGGCGAAGTTATTAAGGCTTTATGCGTAACTATTCCTGGCTTTGAGCAATACCTGATGACGGCCAAACAGCGTGGACTCACGTTTGCCGTATTCAAAAATAAGAGAAATATCGGCAAGGATGAGTTGGAGCTTGCCAGTGGTGGGCAAGAAATTCGTATTGTTCCTGTAATTATAGGGAGCAAACGCGGTGGGCTGTTCCAGACCATGCTCGGCGTAGCTTTAATCGGTATGGCAACATTTATGAGTGGAGGTTTAGCGGTGGCGTTTGGTGCGGGTGGAGTGTGGGGCGGTGCAATGGCAATGATGGGTGCATCCATGGCCCTTGGTGGCGTAATCCAGATGCTATCACCACAACAGAGTGGGTTAGCTATGAGGCAATCGCCAGACAACAAGCCAAGCTATGCATTCGGTAGCCCTGTCAATACAACGGGTCAGGGCAATCCAGTTCAGTGGTGTTTCGGTAAACGGCGTAATGGCGGAGCGGTAATCTCTGCTGGGATTTATGCTGAAGATCAAATGTAAGAGCTGTTATTTTAATTAACGCCGAAAGGCAGGAGTGAGCTGACCTTACACAATAGAAGATCAGCCGGTAATCGCCATTGAGCTGATCAATAAATACGCCAATGCCCACACTTCGTGGGTTTTTTTATGGGTGAAATATGGCACGCAAACAAATTAAAGGCCGTAAAGGTGGGGGAGGTAACGCCACTACACCAGTGGAGTCCCCAGACAGCCTGGCGTCAACTGCAACAGCTAAAATATTATTAGCTATTGGTTGTGGGGAGTTCTTTGGTGAGCTAAATAAGAAAAACACATATCTTGATGGGACAGTAATACAAAATGCCGATGGAACAGAAAATTTCCCCGGTGTTCGTCTTGATTTTCGCCCCGGCACTCAATCACAAACCTACATTCCGGGAATGCCGAATGTTGAGAATGAGATAACTGTAAATACAGAGCTTAAGTCAGATACGCCATGGGTTCGCTCTGTTACCAATATCCAATTATCAGCAGTTCGATTGAGATTTGGATTCCCTTCGTTGCAGCGTCAATCTGATAACGGTGATGTTGGCGGTTATAGAATTGAATATGCTATTGATGTTTCTACTGATGGTGGTGCTTATGTCACTATGCTGTCTACAGCAGTAGACGGAAAAACAACAACACTTTATGAGCGTTCACACCGAATAAATTTACCCAAGGCCACAACGGGCTGGCAGATCCGCGTGCGCCGAATTACCCCTAATGCAACATCAGGTCGCATTGCCGACAAGATGAATATAGAGGCTATTGCCGAAGTAATTGATGCGAAATTACGGTATCCAAATACTGCGTTGCTTTATTTAGAATTCGATGCAACACAATTCCAAAATATACCCGTTATATCTTGGGAAACTGAAACTCAAATAGTTAAGGTTCCAAGTAATTATAATCCAACAACGAGAGAATATATTGGCATATGGGATGGCTCATTCAAATGGGCTTATACTAATAATCCAGTCTGGTGCTCTTACGCGGTAGAGACATCTAAAATGGATGGTCTTGGCCGTCGAATTGATGCAACTCAAATAGACAAATGGGAACTGTATAGAATTGCGCAATATTGCGATCAGCCTGTACCTGATGGCCGCGGTGGAAGTGGCACTGAACCGCGATTTACTTGTGATGTTTGTATTCAATCACAGGCTGAAGCATTTACTGTATTGCGTGATTTGGCTGCTATATACCGAGGCATGACTTATTGGGGCAATAATCAGCTTTGCACCCTAGCAGATATGCCTCGCGATGTGGACTATATATTTACGCGAGCCAGCGTTATTGACGGGCGATTTACTTACGGTGGGGGTTCTGAGAAGAAGCGATATACCACGGCGATGGTGAGCTGGAGTGACCCAGCAAATAACTGTCAGGATGCAATCGAGGCAGTGTCAGATAACGACTTGGTTCGTCGCTACGGTGTCAATCAGCTTGATATGACAGCTATCGGCTGTATCCGGCAAACTGAGGCGAATAGGCGTGGACGTTGGGCGCTACTGACAAACAGTAAAGACCGGACTGTTAATTTTAATGTAGGGTTAGACGGGGCCATTCCGTTGCCCGGTCATATCATTGGTGTTGCGGATGATATGCTCTCTGGTCGGAAGATGGGCGGTCGCATTAGCTCAGTATCGGGCCGAAATATCACTCTTGACCGTGTTGCTGATGTGAAAGCAGGTGACCGGCTACTTGTTAACTTACCAAACGGTGTAGCTCAGGGCAGAACGGTGCAGGTGGTCAACGGGAAGGTAATCACTGTCACAACGGCTTACAGTGAAGTGCCAGCAGCGGAAAGCGGTTGGTCTGTTGATGCGGATGATTTAGCTATCCAGCAATATCGGGTTACTGGTATTTCTGACAATGACGACAATACATACAGTATCTCATCTGTTCAGCATGATCCGGACAAATATGAGCGAATTGATACGGGCGCTCGGATTGATGAAAGACCCATCAGCGTAATCCCGCCCGGCGTCCAGCCACCTCCGACAAATGTTGTTATTGATAGCTTCTCAGCACTTTCACAAGGGCTCGCAATAACCACCCTACGAGTTACGTGGGAACCAGCAGCCAGCGCGATAGCATACGAGGCTGAATGGCGACGTGATAACGGAAACTGGATATCAGCACCGCGCACATCTGCTCAGGGATTTCAGGTTGAAGGTATTTATGCCGGACAATATCAGGCTCGCGTTCGTGCTATTAACCCCTCCGAAATATCCAGTATTTGGGCTAATGCTCAGGAAACTACATTAAACGGTAAAGAGGGAAATCCTCCAATGCCAGTGGGTTTTGCGTCCACAGGCATTCTCTTTGGCATCACCTTAAGCTGGGGTTACCCGGAAGGTGCTGAGGATGCGCTAAAAACCGAGATTGAATATAGCCTGTCTGCTAATGGTACCGATGCCATGCTGCTGAGTGATGTGCCGCATCCGCAACGGAACTACACTATGCAGGGGTTGAGAGCAGGGCAGGTGTTCTGGTTCCGTGCTCGGATAGTTGATAAATCCGGTAATCAGTCGCCATGGATTGATTGGGTTCGTGGCATGTCAAGCACAGACACAAGCGCTATTCTCGAAGCGATTGGCGATGACTTTATCAATAACACAGTTGCGGGTCAGCAACTGATTAATGATGACTTCATGAATGCAGAGGGCATTCTCGAAACAGCGAAGGCCAATAACGCCAGCATCTGGCAGCAATGGGCTCAATACGGAGAGAATAAAGCCGGTGTTATCCACTTAACGACCACTGTTGCCGATGCTGAAAGATCATTTGCTGAGTTTGAAACCCTTGTTACAGCAACATTTGAAGACCAGACAGCAGCGATAGACCAAAAAATGACAGCAGTTGTTGATGCCAACGGGGCTAGTGCTACTTATAGTTTAAGGGCCGGACTGAATTATAACGGCCAGTTTGTCAGCGCAGGCATGGTAATCGGAGCTGAGTTTATTAATGGTGTAGCTAAATCCTCAATTGGTTTTACTGCCGATCAATTTATATTGCTCTCCGGTCCAACTGGTAATTTATTTTCGCCTTTTGCAGTGGTAAATGGTCAAGTGTTTATGAATGATGCATTTATTGCAAAGGCATCAATTGGGCGAGGAAAAATAACAGATACCCTTGAATCAGATAATTACGTGCAAGGAATATCCGGTCTAAAACTGGATTTTAAAAATGGTAATGCTGAATTTAACAATGTAAATCTCAGGGGGAATATAACTATGGATAACACGATTAATGGTATTCGCACCATAGTAGATTATCGTGGGCAGAGGATATATCACGCAAATGGTCAGCCAGCGATAATATGCGGGTACTTCTAATGGCTGAACCTATTCTATATATCTCCCCCAGTGATGGGGGGAAAGGCATTAATATGACGTCTGGCACTCGGCTATTAAAGTTTTTGGGATACTATGATACTAACGGTACGGGGAATCCGCCCTCTGCTGTATTGAATGGATATACCGGGGGGCGTTATATCTCGTGCCGTCTGATTTTGGCGGGGTGATACAACCGCTGGGCTCATCTGCGGTGTGGGCGTGGTGGGTTACTGGGTATTCAATGTCTGGAAATCGAATAACATTCACTACATCAGAGAGCAATAAAGGATGGGTAAGATTTTCAGCATTTGAAATACCACAATCGCCCGCAGTTGGTACATACGGACTTTTATTGCAAGATTCAGCAAATTTCATGGCAATAACTGAGTCTAGTGAGCTTGGCTTTTGCACGTGGCGCGGTAATGTAAATATATCTGGCGTTTGGTCGATTCCTGCCGGAATACAAAATAGAGATAATGCAATTGTGTTTGCAAACTGGGATAACCCTAATGTTTCTCTTTATTACGACTCAGCAAATAAAACAATAAACTGCTATCAAATAAATTCAACGGGTAGCACAAGCTCAGGCTCTGTAAACGCCAATATTTGCGTATTCACAACAGGGTTATTTCCTGAGCCGCCAAGCCCAGGAACTGCCGGGTTGGCGATATTCAACACAAGCGGTCAATGTACGTATTCATCAAGATATGCACCGTTAATTATTGGCGGAAATATGGCGCTAAGCAACCAGCCAAACGTATGGGTTAATACCGGAATTACAAGGCCAATGATACCACTACCGAGCGCCGGGGGGCTGCCAGCCGGTAATATAAATAATGGAAACTATAGGGGCTGGTATAAGTCAGCAATGAGAATGTCTGGTTCAAGTATAACAGCCGGGCAAGGTGCGTATGTTAATAGTTCAAATACACTCGATTATCCATACAGCATTTCTCCCATCTCTATTCCTGTACTTAACGCGGACATTTATTTTTAAAATTAAGGATTAATATATGGCTTGGTACCGGTCAGGCACAGTCACGTCAGAAGCAGCACAAAATATAGTCACAGGAACAGGAACGCAGTGGGCCAATAATGTGATGGGCGTAGCGCCCGGCATGGCTTTATTTATCCCTGATTCTGCTGGAAATACTTTGATTTATGAAATATTAGCAGTAGATAGCAATACTCAAATTCGCATAAATGGCAATATAAAAGAATCCGTGGCCGATTCCTCTTATGCAATTATGACTACTGTATCTAATTCATATTCAGCGCTAGCGCGTGAGACATCAGCACAATTAGCGATGTATCAGCAACTACTGAAAAACTGGCAACAAATAACAACGGGTACCGGCGATGTGAATATTATCGCTCCTGACGGTTCGGTTGTCATAATTCCATCTCTTAATAGTTTAATGCCAAAATCCGGCGGCGCATTCACTGGCCAGGTATCAATGTTTCACGATGCAACGGATCCGTTAGAGCCAGTTACATTTC